AAATTATCAAAATCAGTTGGAGTAACTTCAGATAAAGCAGTGTTGTAATTATCAATAGAAAGATCATCTCCAAAGGAAGTAAGTCTTTCTCTTAAAGCAGGATCAACCTCGGCTAGTGAATTTACTTGTTCTTTATAGGCTAAGTTAGCTAAAGAATTTTCTATCGCTTCTCTGTTAAGAGTTTCATATGAAGTTGGGCCTAATAAACCTAGCGCCGCGGCTGCTACCGAATCGTCATATTCGCCTTCTTCTGGAGTAAAGCCGAAAGCATTTGCAATAGCTTGATCTATCGGATCAATAAATTTATCGTAAGCGGTACTAGCAAGACTACTTAATATTCCGTAACTTGAAGGTACCATTTGACTAATGTTATAACCAGTTTCTAATAAATCTGGTGCAGTCTCACCATAAGTCATACCAAAAGGAGTAGTAGAAGGGCCCATATTAGAAGGTACAAAGTTTGCATATAAACTTCTTTCTGGGTTGTAAGAATCTGTATTACCAAACTGTGCTGCATAAGATTCCGGAGAGTCATACACTCCATAACTTACTGAGCGTCTGCTATTGGCTGGACTGTTTGGATTATTACCTCCACTACCACCAGGAGGTAAATTACCACCACCAAAAATAGGATTACCATCAGGGTTAGAACCTGCTTTAGGTTGACCTGGACCAGCTTGATGTCTGTCATCAATACCGTCTCGATCCGAATCAATAAAGTCCGCTGTACCAGCACCACCTATTAAATAACCATCTTCCCCAATACGTTCACCGTATCTATTGCGTAAACCTTGATAAAAATCTTCTTGTCCCGTATCTGATTTAAATTTATTTAAAACATCAGTTGAATTAGATGCTCCGAGGATACCTGATAAAAAATCTGGACCAGTAGTAAATGCCATTAGTTAACCTCTTTAATAGTAGCTTGCATGTTCTTTATACCATCTTTAGCTAAAGAAACCGAAGCTCTAAGTTTAGCATGTTCATCATCTTGTTGCAATTTATCTTCAGAAATCTCTTTTGCTTGCAGTAATTTTAAGTTTTCCATCGCTAATTTGTCTTCAGACTCTTCTTTTTTACGTGCTTCTTCACGTGCTTTTAACTGTAATTCGTCAGCTTTTAGCTGCAATAATGGGTCATTTCCAATGGTATTTAGCACTTTTTTCTCTTCATTTAAGTACTCATCCATGGTTTCAGCTACTAATTGCGCTTTTCTAGACTCCATTTGTTCATTTAACATCTGTTGTTGCTGTTGCATCTGCATAACTTGCGGATTTTGTTGCATTGCTTGCGGATTTAACTGTTGTTGTTGTAAAATAGGCGCCATTTGTTGTGAAAGTTGCTGTAATTGTGCAATTTCGTCCTTAAATTCTAGCTGTACCTGTTCTGTAGCCATTAAACTGATGTGTTCCATGATATTTTTTTGTACTGAGGCCAATATTTGCGGATTAGTACGCACCATCATAGTCCCCATAAAGCTTAAATGCGCTTTCATGTGTGCAGTATGGTCTTGTCCTGGAAAAGCTTGGAATGGTTTATTAGATAAAGCCGCAATATGCTCGGCACTTGGGTCAATTGGTTGTGGCTGTTTGGGTGGTGGCAGTAAACTATCTATGTCTTTAATGCCTAACGCCTCATACATATCATGATAAGCCGTATATAGATTATGCATCTGTGGATTAGACATTGCCATTTGTAATTGTGTTTGTGCCACACTAATACGTTGTGTTTGTGAAAAGATATTAGGATCCGCAACCGGAATAATATCTACTTCTGGTCCAAAGTCTGTTTGTTTAATTTGTCTTTCACCACCAACTACATCATACGGATAGATAGGTGGTAAGTAAGTTCCAAAACAATCTGATAGTAACATAAACTCACGCTTCATACTTGCGTATAGACGTTTGTGAATAGCTGACATAACTCTCGAGCCACGTTCTAATAAAGCAACGGTCGTGCCGACTGCTGCGGATTGATTACCATCGCCAACTTGCATATCCGCAATACTTGCAAAACGTTGACCTGCTTGTACTACTTGACCCATTAGTGCTAGTAGTGTTTGTGATGGTTCTTTGAATGGTAATATTTTAAAGGCATCATCAAGTCTGCCGCCAGGAGCGTCAACATCTCTAAACTCACCGGGTTGTAAAGGTTGTGCTTCATCACGAACTCTAATCCCACGTTGTTTAAATCCTGCTGGTAAGTTAGCCAGTGTTCCTGCGTCAAGAAGCTGTCTTAATGCTGCAGTTGCCGTTCTAGATAAGCCACCAATCATGTGGATTAAACCAAAACCATAAAAACCTAATCCTGGTAAAAATTTAAAGTGTACAAAATAATCTGTACGTTTTTTTAATGGGTCTTGTGCATTAAAGTTTCTACGAATAGCTAAAACTTCACCAGAACCTTCTTCGATAGTTACAATGTAAGGTAGCTTAATGCCTGTTGGTTCGCCGTCTTCGTCAGTTTCTTCAAAACCCTCTAAATCTAAATTAACATGGCATTCTAATAATGTATAAATTTCATCTTTGTTAGTAGTAGAAGTGCCTTCTAAATCATTTTTCTTTTCCTGCACTTCACTTTCTTTATAGCTAGGTGTGCCTAAATCTACATCACTATAAAAACCACTAACTTGATTTTTACGTAAATCATTTTCTGACATTTTAAGAACATGAATAATAGTATCAGCTTCTTCTAATGAAGATGCAGTGTAAGGCACTACTAAATCTTCTGCCGGTACAAATTTAGATACACAACGTGCAATAGTTTCATCGTAGTAAACTTTTTTAAAAGTAGAACCAGCTAGTGGTAGGTTAAATAACATTTGATCAAACTCAGGCTCGTACTCAGTCATTTCACACATTAGTTGATAGTTCATAAACTCTTTAACACGATCTGCTTGTGCTTGTTTAACATCATCAAGTTTACCCATAACTCTAGTTCTAACCGGTCCGCCTGCAGGCAATAATTCTTTGTAAGCTAAAGCTTGAAATTGTGTAACCGCTTCTGCTAGCACTGGGTGAGTTGCACCAGATGCGCCTTGAAAAGGTTCGGTTCTGTTTTCGTATTTAAAACCAAGTAAGTCTAAACCTTTCGTGTACGCTTGTTCCCAGTCATCACGTGCAGATTTATTATCTTGGTATTCGCTTTGTAAATCAGAACCTAGTTCGTCTAAAATACTATCGTCTAGTAGTTCAGCTAAATTAGCGCGTGGATCATTGCCACCTTGTGCCACCATTGCTGCTGGATCAAAATCTATTTCAACACCACCGTCTTCTAGTTCATTAATTTCTATTGGACCTTTAGCTTCCTCTTCTTGAGGTAGTTCTATGTCTTGTGCTAGTTCTGCTGGTCCGGGTATAGTAACATTACCGCGTACTTTATCTATATCAGCCATTATGCTTTTTTCTCCTTAAATAAGGTTCCGACCCCACCACCATTCTTATAACCTACTCTGCCACCTGTGGCAAATTCTTCTTTAGTGGTAGCTTTTTTAAAGTCTTCTACTAATTTGTTCATTTTATCGTCTATGGTTTTATTACCTTTTTTAGCAAATTCTTCTATATCTTTAATACCTAGTTTTAAATCGTCGATAGTGCTTAATGTGTTTTCATAATCTTGAAACTGACCTTTCATAAACTCATGAGCATAAAACTCAGCATCTTCTTTTATAACTTTGCCACCTGGTCGTACCACATCTGTTGGTGGAATATATTCAAAGCTAACTTGTTGGTAATCATCACCACGTGTAGATATATCCATACTACCACTTACTGCGTCTTCCGTTAAAGTATATTCGTTACCATCAACTTTTAAACTGTATACATTGTCTGGACGCCGGCCACCGGTAGCAAATTCAATTTGTTTGCCTTGCGTTTTAATTTTATCTATTAACATTGGAAACCAACTTGGCATCCCTTTTGCCGTTATTTCAGGAACTACCGCCGCTACTTTAGGTGCTGTTCTTACACCACCCATTAAAGCTGCAGCAATACCGGTACCTAAGACACCTAAAAAACCTCGACGGGTCATAGGTAATTTTGGTATTTTAGGTTTATCTGCCATATTATTTTCTTTTAAAAAGTGAACTTATACCAATGCGACCACCATCAGCATTTAAAGTTCTTTTTGGTGGAATGATAGTTGCATCTAAAGCACTGTCTGTGCTTTTTAATTGTGTTTGAAAATCTCTTAAAGACTCTGCTAAAGCCTCGGCTTCATCCACTCTACCTTGTTCAATTAAGTCTTGTATTTTAGCTGCCGTTTGTTGTATCTCTTTTTGTGTAGCTTCTATAATTTTTTGCTCTTCTATTATTGGCGCATATAATTCTTCCATCACGGCTCTGCGCTCAGGTGGTACGTTTTTAAAA